TCTGCCATTGGCTATCCAGTCGGGAGTGCAATCGAGCACCCAGCCGACAACCGGACTCCCCCTTGGAGGCCCTTCAATCGTAAACACAAGCGGCGTTTTCGGCGGGAGCCAAGTGGCTCCGACAACTCCCGATGGGGTTTTCGTTTCAGACGGCGAGCGCGGTGACGGCGACAAGAAAAAGAAGGGGCCAAAGGGCCGTTATTCCGTTGGCGACCTGATGAGCTTTCAGTCCGCGTTGGACTCCGGTTCGAATTACGCGGGCTTAGTCGATCGGGATTACATCGTTGACAGCTTTGATTCACATGATGATGGGACTTTCAGCATCAAAGCCGGAACCAATCCTTTCGAGGCTTTCGGGTACTTTCCACAGGACGGCAGCGGGCTTGTTCATTGGGATGACGAAGAGGTTGAAGGGTTTGACCGCACGCGGACTTTGGCGGAGCGGAATAATAAGATTCGCGCTAATCTTACCGGTTCGCTGCGAGACTTTTCCGGGGGAGATAGCGGCGGCGACTCTGGCGCGCAGGGCGGGGGCCAGGGCGGCCAGGGTGGCGGTGAGAATGACACGGGGGGCCCAGACGGCTGGTGATGATCGACGACGACGAGCTTTCGTCCATAGTTCAGCGTGAGGCCAATTAATGACCCCAGAAAACGCCGATCTGCGCGCTGGCGACGCGCGGATGCTGATCGAGCATCCGTTGCTCCAAGGCGCGTTCAAAGACCTAACCGAAGCCTACACCGATCTACTGCTCAAGGCGGAGGACGAGCGAGGCGTGATGCGATTGCGAGACGCCCTCAAAGTCTTGCGGCAGGTTGAAGTTCAGCTAAAGAGCCACATTGCCACGGGCCGTTTGCACGGTCGCGCGGCCCATGAAATCCGAGGCAAACGATTGAGGATAATATGAGCGACGAATCCGCCGAGCCAATCGAAGAGGGCGCAGCCCCCGAGGCCGGAACCGATGAGCCAAGACATTTGAACACAATGGAAGAAACCGCCGAAGCAATGCGCGGATTCTTCCCAGATGATGAGCCAGCCCAAGAGGCTGATTCAGCCGCGCCGGATGCCGACGCGGGACCCGAGGCGTTGAGTCCGGAACCTGAAGCCGCCGAGCCAGCTTTCCAAATGCTGGTAGATGGCGAAATGCAGACGGTGCCGCTTTCAAAATTGCAGGAAGCGTATACCGGGACCTCAACGCAACAGCCGGTTCAACCGGCTTTTACCGAAGAACAAGCACTTGCTTTGCGACAAGGGAATGCTGAGCGCCAAAAAACGGACGACTGGGCGAATCAAGTCAGGACTTATTTGACAAGCCCGCTTCCGGACCCGCCACCATTGGATCTGCGCGAAACTGACACGGTTGAATATTTGACCCTGAAAGACGAGTGGAACCAGGAAGTCGCGGATCGGCAACAATTGCAAGGTCAACTCCAGGGCGTTGAGGCCCAACGCCAACAGGAAACGGAGCAGTTGCATCAGAATCTGTTGTCCACAGAATGGGACTCCCTCCAAAAACATCATCCCGATCTTAAAGACCCGGCGCGATATCAAGAATTCACGACCGATATCCAGGAAGTCGCGAAACATTACGGGTTCAAAGAACAGGAAATGATGGGCTGGTGGGACCACCGTCAAATCCGAATGGCGGCGGATGCGTTGAAAACCGTGCGGGCGAATAGCGCAGCACCGGGAGTGTCTAAGCGCGTGGCAGACAAGCCACCCGTTTTGAAACAAGCCGGGCGCGTTGAGTCGGACGGGGCGCAAACGCGAGCATATAAGGAGGCACGGGCGAGACTTCGGAAGAGCGGTTCGCAGCGCGATGCTGCTGCCGTTTTCCGTAATTTTGTCTAAAAGGATGCCATCATGGCCCTAATTACTAACGCGTTCACAACCTACACTGCGGTTGGTAACCGCGAAGACCTCTCCGACACGATCTATGATATTTCGCCAGGAGACACTCCGATCATGAGTGCCATCGGCACGTCGAATGCGACCGCCGTGAAGCACGAGTGGCAAACCGACGTTCTCGCCACAAACACGACGGCGAATATCCTCCTCGAGGGCGGGGAAGTTGCTGCACAGGCCAGCGTCGCGACTTCGCGGGTCGAAAACTACTGCACGATCTCGTATAAAGCCCTTGCGGTAACCGGCACTCAAGACGCCGTTAACGCCGCTGGGCGGGCTTCCGAACTTGGTTATCAGTTAGCCAAGCGGTCGCGTGAGATCAAACGCGACATGGAGACGATCATCACCTCGAACCAGGGGCAAAACGCTGGAACGGCGACTGCCGCTCGCCAGTGCCGTGGTCTTGGGTCATGGCTGTCAACGAACCAGAGTCGCGGAACGGGCGGCGCTGCCGCCACTGCTGTGACCGCAGCGGCAACGGACGCGACAACGGCCAATCGGCGAGCTTTTACGGAAGGGATGCTGAAAACCGTCATCCAATCCGTATACGACTCAGGCGGCGAACCCGACATTCTTTCTGTCGGCAGCTTTAACAAGCAGACCGTGTCTGGCTTTACTGGCCGGACGCAAGCTCGTCAGATGATCGCTGAAGACCGTATCCAAGGCGCTGCGGCTCTTTACGCATCGGATTTTGGCGATCTTAAGGTCATCCCAAACCGCTTCCAGCGGGCGCGGGATGCTTGGGTGGTTTCGCCGGAATATTTGGCAGTCTCTTATCTCCGCCCGTTTGCGGTTGAGGAACTGGCGAAAACCGGTGACGCTGAAAGCCGGTTCCTACGGTCAGAGTGGACGCTTGAGGTTCGGAACGAGGCTGCGCATGGCGTGGTCGCAGACTTGACCGAGGCGTAAGCAAACAGCCGACTCCATCCGGTCGGCTTGGGGGGGTTACCCTTCCCCCCTTGGCGGGCGGTGTTCCCATAGATGTCGCACTCCATAGGACACCGCCCGCTTTCCTTATCTAGAAAAGGCTTTTGAATGAGTCACAAACAAACATTCCGCGAGGCTTTGAGCCCGTCCGCAACTCGCGTCATCATTGCCGATGGTGATGACCTGCATGTCGGCGTTGAAGTTGATGGAGATGCCGTGCGTGACAACGCGCGATTGCTGCGCGAGATGAACGACGCCGCCCCGCTTCATAACGACATGAGGCTGGCGGCGATTATCCCAGAGGACGTAATCGAGAGATCGTTTTTAGAGGGGTGGTTCCACGATCGCGCGGCCTGGAAACGGTGGGCGAATGATCCAGCGCATAAGGATTTGAGAGTTTGGGGCGGGCAGCTATGACCGAAGAGCCGCAAGGAAAATCGCTGCGCATACTGGTCGCCATGCCAAACACCGGCACGGTTGCGGCGGGGACGACGGCGAGCCTTGTCGATATGATGCAGCATTTTGAGCGATCGAGTGCTCCGTTTGAAAAAAGCGCTCGTTTGATTCTTGCGCAGGGCTCGATCCTGCCCGAAATCCGACACAGACTAGTCGCTGAAGCGTATGAGCACGAAGCCACGCATATGCTATGGGTCGATAGCGACATGCGGTTCCCGGCAGACTCCCTCAATAGGCTCTTAAACGCCGGGAAACACGTCGTGGGCGTTAACTACGCTCGCAAGGAACCGGAATGCCGCCCGACAGCCTCTGCGCTCTCAGGCGACCCCCTGGAGGCTTCCCCGGCGGGTTTGGTTGAGGTTGCCCATATGGGGTTTGGGCTTATGCTGGTGACCATGGCGGCCTATGATGCGATCACGTTCCCATTTTTTCACTTTAAGCCGATCCCGCCCAAGAATGTTCGGTTCTATGGGGAGGATGTGACCTTCGGCCAAAAGATTCGGGACGCGGGCGTCAAAATGTTTTGCGATACGGATTTGAGCGAGCGGATTGAGCATATCGGAGCGCAGAGCTTTCAACTGAAGCCCGCCCCGCAGGTGGCTCCACAGCTAAAATTGGTGACCTGATATGGCGATAACGACATACGCGGAATTGAAATCCGCCGTGGCGAATTGGGCCAACCGCTCTGATCTCACAAGCGAAATACCCGACTTTATCACGCTGGCCGAAGAGCGGATCAATGCCAAGCTGCGATGTCGAGAGATGGTCGCGCGGATTACCTCGACGGCGGCTGAATACATGGGGCTGCCGGACAATTGGATTGAAGCGCGAGAGGTCAAGCTGACAACGAATCGAACAATCGTGCTGGATTACTATTCGCCCATAGCAATCGACAAGCAGTTCCCGGACTCCGGGGCCGGGCAGCCCAGCGGGTTTACAATAATCGGCCCGCAGATTCGGCTGATGCCCGCGCCGAGCGGCACTTACACCGTGGAGATTGTTTATTACCAGCGGGTCGCCCCGTTGTCCGATAGCAATACGACAAACACTGTTCTTGAGCGGTTCCCCCGAATTTATCTGTTCGGCGCAATGGTCGAGCTAAACAATTTCGTCATGGATCAAAAATCATTGCAGCGTTTTGAAGTGCTTTTTGAGGAGGGGATCATGTCCGCTAACACCGCAGACGAGGCGGCGACTCACGCGGGTGGGACTCTCCGCGTAACGCCGGGGAGCAATGTAGTATGAGCACGACCTGGAGAGATATCGCTGATAATACGATCACCACTGGGGTAGCGGATCAAGCCGCAGCAAGCGCAACGGCGGCTGCAACATCCGCAACGGCGTCAGCAACGTCGGCCACCGCCAGTGCGTCAAGCAGCACGTCCGCCGCCTCCCAAGTCACCTTGGCCGCCGCACAAGTCACTTTGGCCGCCGGTCAGGTATCTTTAGCAACCACACAAGCAAACAATAGCGCGACCTCCGCCACCGCTTCGGCGGCAAGTTTGACATCGTTTCAGAGCATTTATCATGGGGCAACGTCAACGACGCCGACAAGCAATGTCTCAACGGGCGACTTGTGGTTCGATACGTCAACCGGCGTTGACGCGATGAAGGTCTATAATGGATCGGCCTGGGTGGCGGCCTATATCAGCGCCGCCGGAACGCTGGTCGCGTCTAACAATTTATCTGATGTGAGCAATGCGGGAACGAGCCGTACGAATCTTGGTCTCGGCAGCATCGCAACTCAGGCAGCGTCGAGCGTAATTGCTGCCGTTAGCACTCCGACCGATAATGCCGTCCCCAGATTCGACGGCACAGGCGGCGCGGCAGTTCAAAACTCTGCTGTTATAATTGATGATTCTAATAATGTCGCAGGTGTTGTTGGGCTTACAGCATCGGGCGTCGGGAGCTTTGGCGGGGGCGTTAACGCACTTTATAACGCGGTTGGTGGCTCAGCCAGCCTAGCTGTGACAGGAAGCAGTTCTTCCACAAACATCGTTGGGAACACTGTATCGTCTATCGCAATCGTCAACACCGATGACACTACCGACAACACAGCAGGTCTTCATTTCGCGTGGCAGGATGCCGATGGCACTCCCAACTATGCTGGCGCATCCATTGTTGCCGTTTTGGGTGAAAAAACCGCAGGGCAATACCCAACCGGTGATCTTCATTTTTTGACTTCCACGACAGCTAATGCCGCGCCAAGCACTAAATTAACTATCCTCAAATCGGGCCTCGCGACTTTCGCTGGCGCTGTGACCCTGGGCGGCACTTTGACTTTCGCCGACGGATCAGCCCAAACAAGCGCAGGTGCATCCACCGGCAAGGCGATCGCCATGGCAATGGTTTTTGGCTGATGTGGATAAGTACATGATATATAAGGAGAAATCGGCATGACAGCCCCGAATATCGTCAACGTGGCCACGATCACGGCGCGGACATATTTTGATGCGTTGGCAGACACCAATCTGACTAGCCTCGTTCTGAACCCAGCC